TCCACAAAGACGCTAAGAATACCGTCTGCCATTTCAGCACGATCAACCTCCATATACTCTCCAAGAGCAAAGGTGCGTGTGAACTTTCTGGTTGCGATACCCTTATGTAGGACATTTGTGGTGTCCTCTTCGGTTTTCTCACCCTTGATAACTAAACTTCCATTATCCACAGAAACCTCTACCTCGTCCTTGCTAAAACCAGCAAGGGCTAAAGATAATTTGTAAGTGTCCTCATCAAGTTTTACCACATCATATGGTGGATAAGATTGACGAGTTGCCTCACGATGGATATTTGAAAGACGGTCCAACTCACGGTTGAAACCAATAAAAAATGGATCCTTGAATAGATCCAATGCAAATGAACTTACCATTATTTCCTCTTGTTAAGCGAGTTCAGTTTATACCCCCCTTTGGGCAGGTACATATATTATAACATAAGAAAGCGGACCAGTCAAAGAAACTGGTCCGCAATCATATTATTTTTTATTTTTAGGCTTCTTCTCAGAAGTTTTTTTAGCAGTAGTCTTTTTGTTAGTATTTGTGACTCTTGGAACAATTTCTTGTTCTGTAGCAACACACTCTCCAGTATAATAATTAAACCATGGCTTTGATGAAGAACATGGCCCATCTGGAACCTTTTCAGATTCTTTAGACGAAACACAAGAAACTGATGGAACTGTTCCATAATTTCCGCTTTGTTGGTTGGTGATAGAATTACTACACTGAGAACTCATCTCCTTATATGCAGCATTAAAATCAATTGTGCTTATTCCAACTATTTGTTCGCCATTGCAGCATCCTGTATACCAGTATGGTGCTCCAGTTAATAAAGATGGATTTGTATTTTTGTTTTTCTTAAACCACATACAACTATGCCTTCTTCTTTGCAGGAGCCTTTTTCTTTGCAGGAGACTTAACCTTTACATCTGCATGTACTGCTTCAATGGCAGATAATGCAGGCATTCTTCCGAATGCTTTATCGTTTGGATTAAGTGCTCTTAACGCTACTGGTGCAATTGCTGCCAATAGTGAGTATGCTAATGTCTTAGGATCTGTAACCCCAGACATATAAAGTGCAAGCGCAGCACCAAGGACTGAGCGTCCGTATGATGCAAGCATCGCTTTTACTTGTTCATTTTTTTCATTGTGATGTGTCATATTATTCCTCCTAGGATATGAACCTCGTAATGGCATCGTAACCGAGCCATAAACCAATTATACCAGCAACCCCAGCAAATACTGGCGGGGCTGGAACTGGCAACTTAAAGGCTGCAAATATAACTCCACAGCCAAAACCCGTTAATACTGAAAGTACTATTTCTTTCATATTTCATTTTCCTTTATCTTATCTAGTGGTGTTGGTAATGTTACTAAGGTTCCACAGTCCTTACAACTACCGTCTAAAAAATATAATCCGATTTCATAATCTGTAGGATCAAACTGAACAACGGCATTAAAGTATACACACCCACACTCAGGGCATTGACATGTAGGGATACCTCTTGCATTAATCATTTGGAATATCTTTGGGATATATATTTTGAAGTTTTTCAAAAGCCTTTTTTAGTCTTGGTATAGACAAATCACTTGGATTATCTAAATCATATTCTATTTCTGATTTATATTCTAATAAAGCAACATGAACTTCCTCAATATATTTATATGCAATATCACGAGTTTCATTCATAAATGATAAAAGATGTTCTTTTTCAATAGACTCACTACCACTAAATTTTGTTTTAAAGTTTTCTATATCAACTACTGCTTGTTCTATAGCAAAAATTAATTCCATGTTAACATTTTTAAGTCTAATAATTATAATAGTTAAAGAAGTTATAATTGTAAAAACAACTAAAAATAAAATAAACTCAAGCATTTTTCTCCTCATGTGTTGGCCAATAGTACTTACATGGTGATTTACGATCAGGACAACATGGCGAGTTAAAGAAACTGTTTACATGTGGCTGAAATCTTGCATAATATAAAGGATCTTTATTAAAAAGACTAACCCTATGAGTAGTGGTAACTCTAGATAGTTTAGTATCATCAAACCAAAACGATGGAGCATTATTTCCCCAGTCACTCCAACATTGATTTTTAAGTTTATTAAGGTTAGCCTCATTGTTTTCTGTTTTAATACCACGAGATTTAGCCTCAATAACCATGGCTTGAACATAAGCCCACAAACCACGCTCAAAGCCACGCCACATAAGAACTGCTGGGTGATTACGCCATCCACCTGTAGGAGACTTTCCAGACAGAACATTAAGAATCTGGTAACACTCTAATACTTGCTTATTGAGTCGTTTTGAATCTAGTATTTGAGCACACTGCATAAAATCTTTTGATGGTAAAAATGTTTGCATATTACTTTCCGCCTTCTCTAACTAAAAGAACAATTGCGCCATTGTCTTCAAGAGCCTTTTTAACCCTTACCATATATTCTACAGCACGACGCTTATCTTCGTCAAGCAATAACATAAAAGATTTTTCTGAAGCACGAACAGTAATAAAATTATCATTATCAATTAATTCTAATTGAAATCCTTTTGGAGCAAACCTATCTAAGGATCTAAAGGCTCTTTTCATTTCGTCTGTATACATTACTCAAAATCCCTTTGACTCTCAAATATTTTATTTATATCTTCTTCTATTATATCAAAAGATCTATTGTCATGCTCTTTACATACTGGCCTTATGACATAGTCATCTGCAATAATATTGATAGCAAAACCATTACAATAATGACATTTTGATAAAATATTTTTGTTTTTTTTTCTGATAAAATCTAAATATTCTTTGTTACTCATTCAACATTTTCCTCAGTTGTTAAGTGCTTCCACATATTACCCCACTCAACTTCTGTCTTATGGTTATTAAACTCTTTAGATATAACTCCAGCCTCTAAATAAATACCGCCCCAAACACCATATTCTTTACTTGAAACGCCTACTGCAAAACAAGTTTTAATAACTGGACATTGAGAGCATAAAGCATCAATTGCTGGCCTTAAGATTTCTTCTTCTTCATATTTATCGAAGAATAAATTTGTATCATAATCTAAACAAGACGCTGCATCCTTCCACTTAAGTTTGTGCATATCCTGTCACAAACCTTTCTGGAATATCCCAGCCATTCCTGCTTGGCTCAAATCTTTTTGACATATACCAATTACCCTTTAAGTAAATGCCATACTTAGATGTTTTGGCTTTATCTGATTTATAGTTATTAACTACAGTCCAGCCATCCCAAGATAGTTGCTTGTTATTTGTAACAATTTGTTCCATCTGCTCTAAACTTTTTACAATCATTATTCTCCTAGTATTTAAAAATTCCTACTTCAACATTATTAAGTTGTGCTTGTGCTACTAACTTTGAATTACCTTCTTTTGGTTTTGCCAAATAAGCAAAGTAATTAATTTCTGAAATATTTTCTAAAATCCAAGACGGTGCTACTTTAAACATTTTAATTTTTTTACCTCTTGACTTCATTCCTTTTTCAGAAACGTTTACAAACTCCATAACCATTTTATTTATATTTGCTGGTCCAGCAGTATAAATATAAAAATATTCGTCTTCGCTAGGCATGCTTGACAAAGCAACTCCTATGGCACGAAGAAAAACCTGGTAGTCATCAAAACTACTAGTTCCCTGCACCCCAACGATCATCAAAAGCCTCTTCTTTCAATTTATCAATGATGAATATCATTTTATCTAATTGTACCTTATCCATGGTCATTGTGTCAACTCTGCGGGTAGTTTCTTTATCAACATTACCCCGCAAAATGTCTGCAGTATAAAAAACATTATCCTTAATCCAGTAGGCCTGGTTGTCCATAACAATAACACGAATATTAGTATTTTGTTCATGATTTGTAGACTGCCTAGATGGTTTTTTATTTTTTAAGGCTATATGCTTATTTATTAGTTCATGATTTCTACTTTGAGAAGATTTTACTAATTTTAATCTTTCAAATAAAATATCATATCTGTCTTGAATTTTTACAATAGCATACATAAAAATTAAAGCAGATAAAAATCCTATAATATAGTCCATGAGATCACCAGGATAATTATACTACTCTCTTAAAAGGTTTCTTTTTATCTCCTTAAGAGTAAATAATTCGTCTTCATCTAATGCTGATATTAAAAATTCATCAAAAGCCTTTTCATTTAAGGTAACAACAGGATCATCAGACATAATATCCATATTAATCAAACCAAGTTCCCAAAATTTCATGATATGGGAATTAAACATATTATTTACTTCTCTATGTAAAACAGGATTTACATCTTTTAGTTTGTTAGTAAAATTATATAAAACCTCTCCAGTTTCAGGATCTAATCCTGCTGGCTCTAACGCACCTTGTAAAATTAAATCATCAATTTCCATGCTAATCTCTTATCCTCCAAGTCATTGTTTTAGGACCTCTGTTTTTCATAACTAATAAATGATGTTCAAATTGATCTTCTAATTGCTTATATATTTCAGGGGCAATTTGCTTTAACTTATCATTTATTTTATAAAATGTTTCCCCAGTTTCAAAATCAATATCGGCTATTTCAATACCACCCTGAAGTATTAAATGCTCAACTAAAGCATTTGATCTAGGATTCATTTACTTTACTTTCTTTTTTGCAATTTCCCTTTGCTGGGCAAGAGCAGCAAAATCTTTAACCTTGGTATCTCCAAGATAGCCCCAAGCATAACCATCCTCAATCATCTGATCATTTAATGAAATTGTATTTCCATCAACATATAGCCAACCTAAAATACGACCATATTTTTCTGAAGAATCTGGTTTCTCTGTTTTTATAACTACTAACTTAGCATCCTTAAGTTTAGACTTCAAGTATTCTTTTGCCTCAAGTCCAAGACTTTTTTCAAATTTGTCTGTGGTCCGTGATTCTGGAGTATCAATACCAGCAAGGCGTACTCGTTGGGAGAAGGACACATTGAAGCCAAGATCAATGTCCACATCAATAGTGTCTCCATCCACTACCCCCGTTACCTTTTTTACTCTATACTCGTACATTAGTTTTCACTTCCTACTTGTCGATTTTCAATAAGTCGTTCTCTTTCATCAACAATCTCTAATGCAAATTTCATCATATTATCGTAGCCAATTGCGTTATCCATTGCTTTATTGTAATGGTGTCCGCAAAACAAAAGGGAAGATCCAGTTTTGCCAATCACCTTTACATATGCCTGAGCAGAGCAACGATCACAACGATCTGTTGCATCAAGAAGCCATACCTTTTCTTCTGGTTTGCTCTTTAACATACTAAACATATTATACCTTTCTATTATCAGTTTTATAGAATCCAGAGCCATTAAATGTAACTCCTACATTAGAGTATACACGAACTAAAGGTTTATTGCAAGTCTCGCAGGAATACCCTGGATCTTCATCAGACATTGCTCTAATCTTTGTATATCGCACAGCACAGGCCATGCAATCATATTCGTATGATGGCATTATTTTGTCTTTTTCTTAGCCTTTACCTGCCATACTGGAAGTTTTAGTTCATCTCCAGACCACTCATAGCCAAGTATTTTAACAACAAATTTAATAATTTTAATTCTCATTTTGCTCCTTTTTATTTAAAAAACATATTATGTTAATTCTGTTTCCACTTAAAACTTCTTCTACCTCGTGTTTCATTTCGTCATTTCCAATAAACATTATCAAAGTTCCAGGAAGAAATTTAAATTTTTGGCCTAGGCCAGGGAAATTTATCATTCCTCCATCGTATGAATCCGACAAGTAAAGTATACCAGAAATATCCTCTGAGTATTCTTCAAAATAGTTATCTGCATGTAAAGAATTTTGTCCACCAGTAGTCATGTGGCTATAAAAATAAGACCTCATTATTAAATTTTTATTAAATACTAATGAGGCTGTTTTTTCAATATTTGTACATATGGAAGTAAATAGATCAATTGCTATATTATAGTCATGTGTATTTGATTTTTCACTGATTTTATTCATTCCACATAAATTTTTGGCAGGATTTTTTTTAGTACTAAGCGGACCAACAAACCCACCTGGTTTGCCAGTTTCTTTAAGATTTTGAGAAAAACTATTTATTAAAAAATTACAAGTTTCTGGAAATATAAAATTATCAATAATAAATAGTTTTTTATCAATAATTTGCATTATTTTACATTTTTTCCAAACTTAGCCCAGGCTCTTTCATGTAAATAAAAGAATGTCATTTCTAGTGCTAAGTATGATAAGGCATAAAGACCTACATATTCCCATTCAGCCTCACCATAAATAAGGTTGCTTGCTATAAAAATAATTCCAGCAACAAATGTGAAATGTACAAATGGCCAACTTATTGTTTTCAGTAAACTTTTCTTTTTTGATTCCATAAGAATCTCCTATCTAGTAGTTAAATATATTGTATCATAGACACAACACTATGTCAACTATTTGATATTTATGCTAATGAAATACTTTGTGAAGAAGCAAGTTCTTTTAATTCTGAATCAACATTAGGATTTATGCCAGATTTTGCTCCAGCAAGTAATTCTTCAATATGTTGACAAACAACTGCAAACTCTTCTTCAAAAATCTTACGAGATCTTCCAAGTCCTAGTCCAGCAGTAGGCTCATTTTCTTTTAATGTTGCCTCAACATCATAGTTGAGTGTTGTGCACTGATAGTGCTTTGCAACATATCCATCTTTATCAACTAAATATTATTCAAAGTTACCGCCCATTAATGATCCGTTGTCAAAACCATAGTTTAGCCAATATGAATAGTAATCTTGAGATGCTGTTGGAGTATTTTCAGCAATATTTTTTGCTTTAAGTGCTAGTTGATGCTTTTGAATTGTTAAATATAATTCATGTGGAGGAAGGTTATCTTGTCCCAATCCATTTTTACCAATACCAAGTTCCCCTAAATGTTCAGCAACTTTGTCATGAGGAACAGATCCTACCATTTCAGAAAAGCCAAAAGTTGTTCCATATACATCTTTTCCGTACGCCTGTGAGTCAGCGCCACATGTAATTCCTTGTGACCACTTACCCTTTGTAATTCCAGGTCCACAGTAATCGTTTGTAGGAACTGCTATAATCTCAAATCCCTTATCCTGATATTTATCTTGAAGCATTTGCAAAACTTCCATCTGATTTGCATTTCCGCAACCTACAGTAGTATTAGCAATTAAAGTTACTTTGCCCTTATATTGCTTTAAAAAACCCTCGACTCCTTCTGCAGAGTTCAAGTCAATGTCGTATATAGACTTCATATTTTAACCTCCTAAAATATGTCATTATTATAGCACCCTTTAAAAATATTATATTTAAATCTATAGAAATAATACAAACAAAAACTACCTTGAAATAGTTATTTTATCATATTTTCCATTAGCAGTAACAGTTACCGTAATCCCATCTACTGTAACTTTTTGTCCTGCATATAATAAAACATCTCTAGTAGGACCAGATCTGTCATTTAGTGAGCCACAGGAATCTTTTTCCAATGGTCTTTCAATAGGTGATATAGGAACCAAAAAGTCTTCATTGTGACTCAATCTAGCATCATATGTATAAACAAGAACACCGTTTCGTGCTGTTTGAGTTGTACATGAAAAATTAGTAACCCTTCTGGACTCAATCAATATTGCCTTAATAGGAGAAACTGGAACAACCACAAATTTTATGCCAGAATCTTTACTGCTTAGTGGCACTAACGTAACACTTAAATTGTTAATTTTATTAGACTCTTTGCAAAAAACTTTTTCACTAGGAAGCCAGTTTGCCAAAAATCTTAACCAACCACTGAGTTCTTTACTTGGGCCATCCTGACCACCCATTAAGTCCCAAGGATTGAATGGGGGCATTTCTCCACGAGAGGCACCAACATGTGCCAAACTTATTGAATGTCCGAATTCGTGTGCCCAGTAAGACCAGTACTCTTTTCCAGGAAGATCAAAAAATTTTCCAGGTATCGTGAATCCTGATACATAGCCTTCTTGTGTTCTTAACTCTCTTACAACTTTATCCCATGGAAATCCCTGAGAACTTTCGTTGAGAAATGATTGTGCTTTAGGTAATATAAAGTTTACCTGCTGTACATTAGTAAAATTAAAGGTTGGATCAGATGCATTCATAGCATCTACAAATAATTTTTGTCCTATTTGTGAATTAGTTAGATTAATTGACTGATCTAACTTATACGAAGATGTATTTGATGACAAGGTTACCCAATTATTTGCAACTACCCATTCTATTTTTAATTTCCCTTCGCTAACTGTAAAATACCAATCGGATAAAGTTTTCATTTGATTTTCAACTCTATCTTTAAAGTTTGACTCTCCTTTAAGATCTGGAAAGTCAATTGGAATCAAGGCCCATTTAACAGTTCCTGTATTTTGTGTTAATGGGGTAACGCTTGGAAAACCAGATGGGAGGGGAATTAATGCCCCTTCTGGACCAGCCCTACCGTTTCTGGGGCCATTTATATTTACTTCTTTTATCTTACAATTTTCTATATTATCACTTAGATCAGATGGATTATCATAAGTCATATTGTTTAATGTTGTGTTGGGATCTACGGACGAAGTTGTTTGTGGCGTAGGGTTAGGCTGCAAAGTTTGAGTAGGTATAGGTGTTTGCGTCGGTGTTGGTTTTGTGGTTGGCAAAGGTATTGGTGTAGGAGTTGCTACTGGTGTTGTTAATATAGTAGGCTTCTTTATAGCCCATCTATAAACCATGCCATTTTTTAAACAAATACGATTGTTTTCAATTTTGTTTACTTTAGACTTAGGACACGCTGCCTTAGTGATAACATATTCAGTTACACTATTTTGTACAACTGGAACAGAGGTTGGAGCAACCAAAGATGCTACGGTTACTGCAGAAACACATACAATACACATTTTAAATAAATATCCTTACTACATGTTCGCATGGGTCGCCTCCTGCTTCCCATTCTTCTATTTCTTCTTCACTCATATACTGATAGCCACCGTCATGCGTGTGGCAATAAGGGTCACTGATCCAGCCTCTCTCGATGCCGTTCTGTAACCAGATACCAAACTCTTGCTCCTCTGGAGACAAGTCTTCCATACCCATATGATTCATATATTTAGTATACCGTTAAATGCTTACAATGTCAATAGGACCCTTGCAAGAAGTTGAATGATTAATCGCAGCCTGAACCGCTAGATTTGCTCTTTTTCTTGCGTCCTTATATGATTTAGTAGAATACAAAGATCCAAGGGCTAAGTCTCCACCAGATCCCATAGCAAGATAGTCTTGATCGTATTGAGTTAGTGACATATCTGCTGCATTATGTTCATAAATTTTTCCTTTAACACAAATTATTAAACCAAAATCAGACGATGAGGAAACATCTACCCACCATTCTTCATAAAATTTGCGAAGTGCTTTAAGAAATTTACTATACATAAACTTATCTATATTAACTCTTGGCTCTGGCATAGGAGGTACAAATAAATGCTTTATTCTATCCCCGTCCATAGATCCAGCATACCCAAATAGGTACCCTTCTTTTTTCCAAACTTTTGGACTAGAGCAAACATTAATAGTATTGTCGTCTGAAACGCCACGATCTCCAGCCATGTATATTTTATTTGTTGCTGCATCACGAACGACTGCTATACAAGTCATTAAGTACCCTTCTGTCTTTAGTATTTAGTATATCACTGAACTAAAAATGTGTCAACTACTTAATAGTTTGTCCACATTCTGGACATGTCTTAGGCTTCTTAGCAGTCTTATTAGGCTTTGCAGGCTCATCAGATTTCTTTGCAACTGCCCCGCCAAACTTAGGACGACCAAACCCTACTATTGAAATCAAAACATTTTTCTTATTTTTCTTATAGGCACGAAGTTGTTTACAAACTTCTCCGCCATTTCTTTGACTACCCTTTTTATTACTTGAAGTATTTCCCTCAATGCACCAAACTGTGCCATCGCCATTGTCTTCAATAACAATACCGACATGTGAAATACGGTCTACGCCATCTGATGGAAAATCAAAATAAGCAATGTCACCTGGTTCTGGATCAGCAATATCTGCATCAATCCATGCTCCTGCCTTTTTAAATGCTGCTGCACCACCTGGAGTATAAACAGTATTAGGAACTTTTACGCCTGCTTCATTTGCACACCACATAACAAATGAACCGCACCATGGTTGGAAGTTAGCCTTGGTAAACTTACCGTACTTGGTTTCATTATCTTTTGGACCTTCAATAGTTCCAACCTCTCCTTTGGCTACTTCAATTAATTTTTCTGCTGTTCCCATTTCTGCCATGATTAATCCTTATCCCAATCCAAGTCTACTGGTTGTTCTTCTGGCATTGCGCCGTCTGGTTTCTTTGCAAGTCTTGCTCTTACTTCATCAAGTTCTGCATCAAGTTTATCTTCTGCCATTTTAATTTCAGACTCTAATTTCTTATCTGCTTGAGTATTTTTAGCATCCATTTCCTTATTAGATAGTTGTGCAGCCATTATATCTTTTGCACCAGACTGTCCAATTAATAAACCTGCCAATGTTCCTGTAATGAATGTTGCAACTGATCCAAGTACATTGAAAAACATTTTATCATTTTCTGACTGTGCTCCAATTGGCTGTGTCACAAATATAAGAGCGTATAGAATACCTAACGCTGTAAACAATAAAATTGCTCCCAATGTACAACCAAGAATAAATTTAAGCCGTGCATCA